CAAATTACAAAGTACGAAAAATATTTTTTTGTACTCATTTGTACTACTTTGCGTTGCGGTTTAAAGCCAATGAAATTAGGCAATTAACTAAAATAGTACGATAAAACGATAAATTTTTTATTTTTATTCTCAAAACTTTTTTACTGTGTGTCGCACATCATACATTTACACACACACATAATATATTTCATGTAGTAGTAGTATAGAGAGTTTTTATCGTACTTGCGTACTTTAAATTAAACTTATTGATAATCAAGAAGTTATGTAAATTATTAAAAATAAATTTGGTAGTTGTATACATAACGTGTACATTTACGCCATATTAATAACTAAAAAACAAACAACATGAAAATCAAACAAACCAAAACAAAAGTTTATCCTATCCGTTTAAATACGGTATTATTAAACGAGGCACATACTAAAATTGAGCCTTCAGAATTAAGATTGAAAATTAAAAATAAAATTAATAACTATTTAAAAACTATAAAATGATACCAATAATTTTATTAATAGCATGTATATCAATAATCAACGTAATGTACAAAGAATGGAAGCAGCAACAATCATAAGAGCCGAATGGTGGGACAATTTTAACTACGAACTTTATATTAATTATTTAAAAGCAAAATTAGAAAATGAAAGAAAGCTACAAAGACTTCAAAAATGAATGTTTGTCAAACAAATTGCGAATCATTCAATCAATAGAAAATAAATTAATTGAAGGCAAGTTAGGGAGTGAATCGGTTTTATTTACTGACTTCATTTATAACACTCATGAACTGTTAGGTATAGAGCCACCAAAAAATGCTCAATATGAAGCATTAAAAACGGATAGAGTGCAAGAGCAACTAAACGAAGTATTAAGCTACATAATGCAAGGTTATACGATTACTAATGCTATTACTCAAACTGGTTTATACGGCACTGCATTTTATAAAAGTTTAAACGATGACCAGGCCAGGCAGTTACAAAGTGCAAAAAATAGATACAAAAAAATTAACAACTAAAAATAAATAGTCAGGTGGCGGAATGGTAGACGCAGGTATAATCACCACTTGCATCAAAGATTTGAGATGTACGTTACAGGTTCGAGTCCTGTCCTGGTTGCTAATATTAACAACTAAAAACAAATAAAAATGGAAAACAAAAACAACAACTACGAGATTAAGAATAATTCAGGCTCAATCTTTAAAAATGAAAATGCAACTGGCAATCAACCAACGTATAGAGGTAAGGTAAAAGTTAACAACGTTGAAATGGACGTTTCGTTATGGGTTAAAGAATCCGCAAAGGGTGTAAAATATTTTAGTGCATCGTTTCAGGAGCCATTTGTTAAACCTACGACTACCGAGCCAAATGTTAAAATAAATAATATTGAAAATAATTTGCCATTCTAAATAATTAATTATATATTTGTCCACGCTTAGGATTTGAGGGAATCCACTAAATAAGCATAACTATTAAAATTGCCTTTGCGACTTGTCCCTCCAAGTTTGTAAAGGCTTTTTTTATTATGAAACATTACAAAAAAGACCAGTGTTACTACAAAGTAATTGCCGGCAAATCAATCATTATTTATGATTTTGATTTATTACCAACGTTAAGCGTTACTTCATTTATTGATTTACAGGATGCAATCGAGATTGATGCAACCGAATTTGACGACGCTTTTTTTCGAGTTACTAACCATTTAAAAAACCTATGCTATGAAAATCAATAAGGAATATATCTCAGGCATTTTAGATGCAACACACGAAATGTACGAGATTGAAAATGGTAGGATTGAGCCTGACAAAGAGTTAACATTTACTTTAATCGAGAAGTCAAATTACATTCAAATTAAATTCACTTGTAAAATTGAACTTAGTAGTAAATGGAATATTGATAACACGTATCATGAAAACTCAATTAACATTTACGAAGCCGATACAATCAGCGGTTTAATTTGCGACATTCAAAGCGAGTTGGCAGAAATTCATTCAAAAACAATTAATTATTTATAACATGGAAAAATTAAATTTATATCAAAAATTACTACACATCCAAACTAAGATAAACGGTTTAGGTAAAGACAAAAGTACATATCAATATAAGTATGTAACTGGGGACAAAGTATTAGGAGAAATAAAGCCTTTAATGAATCAGTTAGGTTTAATTTTAAAACAGGAAGTTATTAGTATTGAAAATACAAGACAAGACTATTTAACTGCAAAAGGAAGTAAGTCCGAGATACTATCAAAGGTTATGATGCAATTTACTTGGATTGATTGTGCGACTGGTGACAAAGATGTTAACTCATTTGGTGCTAACGGTCAGAATGATTGGGAAAAAGGTTTAGGAAGCGCTTTAACGTATGCTGAACGTTATTTTTTATTAAAGTATTTTCACATTGCAACTGATGAAGATGACATTGATAATGACCAAAGAAAAACAACTGCACCTATTAACTTAAACGAACAAGTTGAATCTGCAAAGGCTAAGATAATTACTGCGACTTCATTAGCAGATTTACAAACTAAATACAAGGCATTGACACCGATTGAGCAACGATTTAACGAGGTTGTTGAATTAGCTAATAAACTTAAAACCACTTTGAAATAATGAAAAATGAATTTATAAATATTAAAAAATTATATGATAATGATTTAATAAAATTAGGAAGTAAAAGTAATATATTTGAAAAATTACCAAAAAACTATGATGACTTAAGTATGTGCGAATTTTTATTTTTAGTTGATTATGTAAATAAAGCATTAGAAAATTTTAAAACTACTTTGAAATAATGGAAGATATAATAAAGAAAATCGAGCAGTACCAAGCTGAGCATAAATTAAGATACGATGCCGCAATGATTAAGCCATTTAACGAAATAGTGTTTGAACTTGCTGGCGTAATAGGTGCTTACCAATCACAATTAGAAATGATTAAAATTGAACTACAATGGAAAATAAAGAAATAATAACGGAAGATGCCTTAATAGAATTGGCTAACCGATACATACAACTTTAAAAAGAACACGAGGAATATGTTAAAGCTGCATATCAAATTATCACTAAATTAAATAATGAAATAAACGAACTAAAAAAACAAATAAAATGAACATCTACAAAATCCAAAACGAGTTCCAGTTAATTATTGCAGAAGTAATTAATAACGAAGGTGAGATTACTCCCGAATTAGAAACAGCTTTAACTATCAATAAAGAGCAACTGCAATCCAAAGCAGTTGACTACTCCTATGTTATAAAACAACTAGATAGCGACTGCGAACAAATAGACGCTGAATTAAAAAGGTTGCAGCAACTTAAGAAAGTTCGCACTAACTTAGCAGAACGTTTAAAAGATACAATCTCGGATGCTATGAATTTATACGAAGTTGAAAAAATAGAAACTCCATTAATTAAACTATCATTTAGGAATAGTGAATCAGTTGAGATTACGAATGAAAGCCAGTTAGATAGTCGCTTTATAGTTACCAAAATGGTTAATACGCCCGATAAGAAAGCTATTAAAGACGCTATTAAGAATGGGGTATATGTAGAAGGAGCGACAATTAGTTATAATAAAAATTTACAAATAAAATAGTTATGATATACAGAGACCACTTCCAAAACTATAAGTCTTATGCTATTCCAAAAGCACAATTAATAATAGCGGATATTCCTTATAATTTAGGGAATAATGCATACGCTTCAAACCCTGCATGGTATAAAGATGGTGACAATAATAACGGTGAAAGTGCATTGGCTGGTAAAAGTTTTTTTGATACTGATGAAGATTTTAGACCCGCTGAATTTATGCACTTTTGCAGTACAATGTTAAAATCAGAAACCAAAAAAGTAAAAGTTGAGGGTGAAGCAAGGCAAAAAGGAGATGCACCTTGTATGATTATTTTTTGCGCTTTTGACCAACAAATGTATTTAATTGAATTGGCAAAAAGATACGGATTAAATAATTATATAAATTTAGTTTTTCGTAAAAATTTTAGCGCACAAGTTTTAAAAGCAAATATGAAAGTTGTAGGTAATTGTGAATATGGTTTAGTTTTATATCGTGATAGACTTCCTAAATTTAGAAATAATGGTAAAATGATTTTTAATTGTATTGACTGGCCAAGAGATGGTGAAAGTGAAAAAATACATCCAACTCAAAAGCCTGTTGAATTATTAAAAAAATTAATATCAATATTTACTGATGAGGGTGACGTAGTTATTGACCCTTGCGCTGGTAGTGGTTCAACTTTAATAGCAGCAGAAAGATTAAATCGCAAAGGTTTTGGATTTGAAATTAAAAAAGAATTTTGGACTAAAGCTAATCAATGGTTACTAGAAGAAAAACAAATTAAAGCTGATATGTTAGAGTTTGGTTTTAATAAATCTCAAATGGAAAAAGTTACGCCTACATTATGGACAATTTAAATAATAAACTATGCAAAAAGACAAACACCCAACCGAAATAATACAGGAACTAGATTTTAAGATACATAATTTAGAAAATCTAATAATGCAATATTCAAATATTTTAGAAATAAATAAATCTTTAGTTGAAAAATTTAAAGACCAAAAGAAATCATTGTTAAATTATTTGAATGAAAATGATTAAACGCTGTTTTCAATGCAACCGATTAAAACCTTTAATTTGGTTTAAGATTAACCCCCGAAAGTATCAATTAAAGAGTGATAAAGGTAGGGCGGTTAATTGTCGGTTGTGTAACGTTAAAAGGTTAATTAAACAGGGTGGCGAAGTGATTAAACACAATCCTTTAACTAATAAATATGATACAGTTAAAATCAATATTAATTTATTAAATTTACTAAAAAATTATTTTAAATGAATCCAAAAGAGAAAGCAGAACAATTAATTGAAAAACATAAAATGCAATGCAGAGAATGTGGCGGAAATGAAACGGCTAAAATTCATTCTTTAATAACAGTTACCGAAATAATTAATAGTAATCCACACTCTAATCTATTTAATTTTTATAGTGATATACATTCTACTATGCAATATTGGATTGAAGTTAAAGACGAAATTGAAAAACTATGAATCAAGACGAAAAACAAATAATAAAAGAACTGGCATATAAAATAGTACTGCCAACTATGATAGTATCATTGGCTTGTTTAGCCTTATTGATGACTTGCAAAAATAAACCGAAGCCGAAGCCATTACCGCCTAGTGTACTAGATAAAAAGATTGATAGTATTAAAGTACATATCAACAAGGATAGTTTAATAATTGACTCTTTAATGAAGCTGAAGCCAAAAATTGTAACAAGGTATAAAACGAAATACGATACGATTTACAAAACTGCTCCTGACACTTGCATTTATTATTTAGAAGAACTTGACCATGAGTGTATGGTCCTGGATAGTTTTAATAACGGCATTATAACAAGGCAAGAAACTCAATTAATAAGTTATAGCGAATTAGTTAATACAATGCAGAAAAAGGCAAATATTCAAAGTTTAAAGCATATCGAGGATAGTTTGGCAATCGGTACTTTACAAAGAAAATTAAAACGTACTAGAAAGTTAGCAGTTGCTGGTTTATTTGGGGGATTGATAACAGGGGCTTTGATAAAATGAAATTACATATTAAGGCATTATCTATAAATGAAGCCTACAAAGGCAGACGTTTTAGAACTAAAAAATATGATGACTATATTAAAAAAATGCTTGTTTTATTGCCTGAAATAGATATGATACCTGAAAGTAATATACGTTTAAAGATTGAGTTTGGTTTTAGTTCTGCAGCTAGTGATATAGATAATGGTTTAAAATGCTTTATTGATTGCTTACAAAAGAAATATGACTTTAACGATAAAAATATTACTGAGTTATTTGTTAGGAAAACCAAAGTGTTAAAAGGTTTTGAGTATATTATTTTCAATTTTTATTAAAATAAATTTTTTTATTCGGAATTAATATATTATATTTGTAAACAGTTCTTTTTAAAAGTTAGTATCTTAATCGCACTAAGATAGTTTATATAACACACAAACGCCCTCAAGGGGTTAGATGCCAATGTAAAAGTTGGGTGCGACATTTAACAACTTGAGGGTTTTTTTATTATGAAAAATCTAAATGAAGCTCTAAATGAGTTTAAAAAAACAAACCCAGTTCTCAAACCGAGATTATGCCTAAACGAAAATACAGGGATGTATTTAGTTACCTTAGGATTTAGTAAGCAATATTGCACAAAACAAAATTTAAAAGTTATATTATGAGAAAATTATTTGAATGCTGCGAGTCTGAATCTGACGATATGGATTTTATGGAAATATTAAAAATTAGTGAGGACAAATTTCAATTTAATATGAATCCATTAGATGATAATAAAAAGAATCAAATTATGGTTTTAACTTTTGATGATTGTAAAGAGTTGATAAAAGAGTTAAATTTTTTAATGGATAAATTAGGATAATGGCAGAGATTAACAGTTACGAATTAAGTCGAAAATGGTTTGACTGGTCGTTTGAAAACCCCGAAAAAATAAGTCCTAATCATGCTGCAATTTACTTTTTTGCAATCGAACATTGTAACCGTTTAGGTTGGAGAAATAAATTTGGTTTTCCAACTCAAATGGTTATGGATGCAATCGGTATAAAAAAGCATCAAACTTATATTAAATATTTTAACGATTTAGTAGAATGGGGCTTTTTTGAATTGGTGCAAAAATCTATAAATCAATACTCAGCTAACATAATTAGCCTTATAAGTGCTAAGCCAAAAAGTGGCAAAGCACTAGACAAAGCAATCATAACCCATGCGGCAAAGCAAATCAAAAGCAATGGGCAAAGCAATAGTAGTATAGATAAACCAATTAACCATATAACCAATAAACCAATAAACCAATTAACAGAGTTTTTTATAAGTTTAGAAAATTCACAATTTTTAGAAGACATTGCACGAAATAATAATTTTGATTTAGTTCAGGTAAAATTAAAACTTATTGATTTTAAAAAATATGCTGAGTTGGAATATCCAAATTATAGTAAATTTGCAAACCATTTTAAGAACTGGATAATTAAAAACCCACCTATTAACCCAAACGCACCCTTAAAAATGGTATACTAACATGGCAGATTTAAAAGTAATTAACCTAGCGGATAAAAAAGAGTACATTATTGATGTTCAAAAGAACGGAGAAAATAAAATGGTTTGCCCTGAATGCTCAGCATCAAGACATAAAAAAACGGATAAATGTTTTTCTTTTAACTTAAACAAAGGTGCTGGCAGATGCAACCATTGCCAAATTGTTTTAATTGAAAATAAACCATTTGAACCTAAAAATGTTAAAATTGATTATAAGCGTCCTAAAATAGTTTATGTAAGTAATTATACTGAAAATTGTTTAAAGTTCTTTAAAAGCCGTTTAATTAGCGAAAAAACGTTATTAGAGTTAAAAGTTAGCGAAGGTATTGAATGGATGCCAAAAGCAAAAAAAGAAATACCAACTATTCAATTTAATTATTTTAGGAACGGTGAACTTATAAATGTTAAAAGTAGAGGTAAGGATAAAGACTTTAAACTTTATAAAGATGCTGAATTGATATTTTATAACCTCGATGCAACTATTGATAATGAAACTATTATAATTGTAGAAGGCGAAATGGATTGCTTAGCTTTATACGAATGTGGTTTTAAAAATGTAATATCAGTTCCAAACGGTGCTGGCTTAGGTAAAATCAACTTTGACTATTTAGATAATTGTATTGAATCATTTGCAGAAAGTACAAAGTTTATTTTAGCTTTAGATAATGATGCAGCGGGTTTAAATTTACAAAACGAACTTGGTAGACGTTTAGGTTTTGAAAATTGCAGTAAAGTTTTATTTAAAGACTGTAAAGATGCAAACGACTGTTTGATTAAATACGGCATGAAAATAACTATTGACTGTATTAATGAAGCTAAAGAGTTTCCGATAACAGGTGTATTTACTGCCAATGATATTGAGCGAGATATTTTAGATTTTTACAATAATGGTTTGCCAGTTGGTGCTGGTATCGGTATGGCTGAGATGGATATGCATTTAAAATTCCAACAAGGTTATTTAACAACTATAACAGGAATACCAGGACATGGAAAGTCAGAGTTTTTAGATTTTTTATTATGCCGTTTAAATATTTCACATGGTTGGAAAACAGCTTTATACAGTCCTGAAAATCACCCTTTGGAATTACATTTTAGTAAGTTTGCTGAAAAAATAATAGGTAAACCATTTGAAGGTATAAACAGATTAAGTCCTTTGGATTTACAAAAAATGATTAGTTACCATGCAGATAATTTCTTTTTTATCAATCCTGAAAGTGACTTTAAACTTGAAACTATTTTAGATGCTGTTAGGCAGTTAGTTAGAAAAAAGGGAGTTAACGCATTTGTTATTGATGCGTGGAATAAACTAGATCATCAATACACTAACAACGAAACTAAATATATTTCAGAGCAGTTAGATAAAATAACACGCTTTTGTGAATTAAATAAAGTTCATTGTTTTTTAGTGGCACATCCTACTAAGATACAAAAAAGTAAAGAAGACCACGATTTATATGAAGTTCCAAATTTATATAATATTTCAGGCTCAGCTAACTTTTATAATAAAACAGCAAACGGAATAACAGTTTACCGTAATTATAAAACTTTAATGACCGAAGTCTACATTCAAAAGGTTAAATTCAAACATTGGGGACAAACAGGATGCGTTCAACTAAGCTGGGATAAATCAAATGGTAGATACTACAAAGGAAACCCAAATAATGATAATTGGTTATTTATGGAGCAATCAAAACCAATAGAAAATAATACTAATTTTTTAAATGATATTACAATTAATAACGAAAATAACCCATTTTAATATGACAAACACAGAACAAACACAAAGAGCATTAATCGTATTTTGCGCCTTAGCACGAACGAATAATGAACAATATACACGATTTTTAGGTATGTTTAAACACTTGGAAAAACAAAAGTTCAATGATTTAATCAGAGCGTCCGAATCATTTGTTAAAACAATTAATAGCAATTTAGATGTGGATAGTTTAAAAGCGGTCGATGATATGGAAAATTATTTGCATGATTTTATATTTGATTTGATTGAAGGTAAAGAATTTACTATATTTGACAAATCAATAAAGAGCAACTGATAATCATAGCGGCAAACAGTAAAATGCTTAATGGCTTAAGTACTAAGTTATGTAATTACCGAGATATAAAAAACGACCTATTCCAAGAATTTCTTTTGTACCTTTGTGAGAAACCAGAGGATTTTTTGATTGACAAAGTTAATAGAGGGCAGTTTATATCTTATTGCTCAAATGTGTTAAAAGGTATCAACTCAGATAGGCACAGGGCGAATAAATTAGTTAACACAAAGAATCCTTTAGTTGAGCGGCATAACGATTATGAAATTAATTTTGATTTAATCGAGGAATGTTATAACTTTGAAATCGACATGAAGTTTGAAAAAACAGTTAAATTTGTTAGAGAGCAGCCATTTAAAGCTGAAGTACTATTCAAATCGGTGGTTACTTCAACAAGGGAGATTGCAAATGAAATGGGAATTAAAGAACGAAAATTAATATACGAAAACAATAAATTTAAAAAAGAAATAAAAAATAAACTAAAATGAGAGATATTTTATTAAAACAAAAGGATTTTATTTATGCAGTAGCGCATGATTTAATCAGACCAGACAGTTCAAACGATAATGTTAAAGAAATTTTAGCAGCGTATCATGGTATTGATGCAACGGTTGAAACGCTTGTTGAGTGTTCAACGTGTGTAAATATTTACAAAGATGCGTTTAGCGTGATATTAGCGTACATTAATAAACCGATTGAAGACAAACCTAAAAGTAAGAAATAATGCCATTTAAAGCTAAATACACATTTGATTATGAAACCGAGCCAACTCCAAAGGAACGTTTAAGGGTAGGTAAGGAATGTGAAAAGAACTTAAAACTAAATGTTAAAAAGTATAAACCGATTGAGCGTCAAATACTTTATACTAATAATATTTTAATGATTTCAATAACCTATGAAGGTAAACATATTAATGAGACCATTGCCCCACCAACCGTTTAGAATAAATTACTTTAACTCGGCAATATTAAAAAGAACTTTAAATTCTTTTTAATCATATCGCAATTAAACGGATCGGGTTCGTAAACTGTAACCTTTGCACCTTTTGAACAAGCTAACAAAGTAAAAGCACCTACATTGCCACCACAATCCATCC